AAGATGAAGAGTCGTGGGCTGCCATGAGAAACCTCTACATGCGATTCCTGAAGATGATGTCAGGCCAGCACGACATCAGCGAACACCTTGGCCTGCTCAAGGGCCTGGCGTCAGACCCGGAGGTCAGGCGCGTCGTCGAGATAGGTTTCCGAACAGGCGTCTCAGCAACAGCACTCCTGGCGGCCGGGAATCTCGTCACCTGCTACGACATCGAAAGGTGCGAGGCGCCGGTCAAGAAGCTGCGCGCGATCGCGTCGAACTTCCAGTTCATCAAGGCGGACAGCCTGAAGGTCACGATCCCTCTGTGCGAACTGCTACACATCGACGGCGAGCACACCTACAGACAGCTCAGCCAGGAGCTACGTCGTCACAGCCCTCGAGTGAGCAAGTGGATCGCGATGCACGACACGGAAACCTTCGCCCTGAAGGGCAAGGATGACAGCACTCCGGGACTCCATGCGGCCATCCATGAGTTCCTTCGCACCGAAGAGGGACTGAAATGGAAGATCCTGCTCAGCCTGAGAAACAACAACGGCATGACGGTGATCGAGCGGACACGCCAGTAGGTTCCGTCTACACGGCTGTCAGCACTGGCTACGATCGTCGGCCGCTCAAGGGCTACCGTGAGCCCAGGGTGATCGTGGAGATCCGGAGGTCAGAGCTCCAGGGCCGCAAGGCGACCCTCTGGAACCGGGAGCACAAGATCATCCGGCCGCCCATGGTAGGCAGGTGGTCGCTCTACCTGGACGGAAGCATGACGCCCAAGGTCCCCCTCCGTCGGCTCATCGAAGAGGAATGGCTGCGCAAGCACGAGATGGCTGCGTTCCGGCATCCCCATCGGTCGTGCGTGTACGCTGAGGTGGATGCCTGCGTGTCGTTGAACAAGATCTCGCCGGAGGATGGCGAGAAGGCGCGAGCCCACCTGCAGATCGGCGGGATGCCCAAGGACTGGGGCCTCTGGGCTGGAGGAATCCTTGCGCGCCGGACTCGTGGTAACGTGTTGGCGACCTACATCTCAAGCATGTGGCTCGAGCTCGTCAGGATGGTTTCCCGAGATCAGATCTGGCTTCCCTTCCTACTGTGGAAGATCAAGGGCGCCAGGGAGCGCGTGTTCACGATCGATGACGAGCTGTTCAACAGCAAGTTCTTCACCTTCAGACGACACAAGACATGAGCAAGTACAAGCAGTACGGCGCCTACCACTACGACGCATTCAAGGGTGAAGACCCGGCCTACCGCGCGCATGTGCTCGACGTGATCGACAAGGTCAAGGAGTTCGCGCGACCGCAAGGCAGGATCCTTGATGTCGGTGCAGGGGAAGGCCTTATCGGCAGTGTGATTCGCAACCGGCTAGGCATGGAGGTCCATGGGTGCGACCCGGACGAGTATGCGTTCAAGCTGTCGCAGGAGAAGGGCAACTCGGTCGTGCTGGGGACCATCGATCATTTCGCAGGAGAGAAGTTCGACGCGACGATCTGCTTGGACGTGCTAGAGCATGTTGAAGAAGTGCTCTTCGAGGCGACCATGAACTCCCTCAAGGCGTCAGCAGATCTGCTATTCATCGCCGTGCCATCGACACACGACAAGCACGGCTTCCGTGACTTCGGCAGCCTCAGGGCGATAGTGGAGCTGTTCGCGCCCGACTCGGAGCTCGACGACGAGTGGGAGGTGCTACACTCAGATGATCGACAGGCCCGCTACTTCGTTGTCCTGAGGAAAGCGTGAGGAACCTGACGCTCATCATGGCCGTCTACGGCCAGCCTTTGATGCTCGCCAAGCAGCTCGAGACCATCAAGGGCTACCCTGACGACGTGCTCGACCGGCTGAATGTCATCATCGTGGACGACCACGGCACGCCTCCAGTGGACGCCAGGGACGCTGAGGAGCTCGACCTCTACTGCAAGAGCGTGAAGCTGTTCAGGGTCGACACAGCCATCGAGTGGAACCAGATGGGCGCCAGGAACCTGGCGATGGAGCACGCGGGCGGGTGGTGCCTTTTGATCGACGCCGACATGCTGTTCCCTGCGGCGATCATGCCGAGGATGCTGCAGGCCGTCGACAAGATGCGGAAGGGCCACGTCATGAAGTGGGCCTTGAAGCACATGCACGGCCGGCCGAATCCCTTGGACATGTCGAGTCCGAACACCTGGCTCATCCACAGGTCGGACTTCTTCGCCATCGGCGGCTACGACGAAGACTACGCAGGGCACAAGGGGTGGAGTGACGTTCAATTCCATGACGTGGTGACTGACTGCCTAAAGGTCGAGCCACGCCCAGACCTCTACGCCGATTTCGTGAATCCAACGATCATCAACGATTCAGCAGTGCTCTCTCTTGACCGCAGCGTGACAGCCAACAAGCGCATCCGGATGAGGAAGGTGGGCGAATCCAAGTCGCTTGGCGGGTGGAAGGTGTGGGCCAAGAAGCAGCGAGACAAGAAGAGGCTCAGGTTCCTATGGACGCAGGTCTACTCATCGCCCAAGTAGGCCGCTCAGGCGGCACGTGGCTCAGCCAGCAGCTCAGGCTGGATGATCGCTGGGATGTCCGTCATGAGCATGGCGGGTTTGATTCCAACCGCGAGCCTCTCAGCGTGATCCACAGGCGCCTCATGGTGCCCTACTACTGCGATGTCAGTCACCTGCACAACGAGGTGGCGGTCAGCATTCCCTGCAAGAAGGCGGTCATCCTTCGTCACCCGAAGGAGGTCTTCGACAGCTACGCGGCGCGCACGCAAGAAAGCAAGACGCGGTTCCTCAACAAGGTGGACGGCATGTATCTCGGTCTCGACATGCTGCTCGAGAGGGGCGCTACACTGATCCAGTTCAAGAAGATGGTCGAGGATCCAGCCTACTTCGAGTGGGTGACCAGCCTGATCGGCTTCAAGGTCCCCATGGAGAAGGTTAGTTGGGGGCCTGTGAACATCAGGGTCAAGCGATCCTCGATGCCAGCCTCGTGGAGGGGATCCCTCCAACGGAATGCCATGCGTGTGTGGGAGAGGTGGATGCATGGAACTTCCTGAGTCACTCAAGGAGCTCACCCCTGAGGAGCTCAGGGAGTATCGGCTGCAGCAGGAGGCCGAGTACTACAAGACCGTCGAGGGCTTCCTCGACTTCGTGCGTGACTGTGGAGCGGCCCCAGACGCGCAGCAGTACCCGCACGGCAAGGGAGCGCACGAGATCCTGAACTGGACGTGGCGCGAGGACCCAGAGAGCCCGCGCGGGATCTATACCTACAAGCTGCAGCTCTGGCCCAGAGGGTCGTTCAAGTCGGCTGTGTTCGACGTCGGGATGGTGTGCTGGGAGATCGCGCGCAATCCTGAGATCCGCATCTGTGTCTGCTCGGAGACGGGCAAGCAGGCGCGCAAGTTCGTCCAGCAGGCGATGAAGATCATCGACTCGGAGTGGTTCCGAGAGCGATTCGGGGTCCATCGCGGCAAGGACTGGAAGATTGGCAGCGGTGAGTTCGTCAGCGCGCTGCGCACGATCAAGCACGCCAAGGAGGCCACCCTCCTGTCGGCTGGCTGCGGCGAGGTCTGGACAGGCTCTCACTGGGATCTGGTCATCATGGATGACGTGGTTTCTCAGGAGAACACGAAGACGGTCGAGAGCATCCAGTCCACGTGGCACTGGTTCGGTGAGATGATGGCGCAGCTCGACCCAGGTTGCCGGATCCTCCTGATCGGAACGCTGCACCACTACTCAGACCTCTACTGTCAGATCCTCAAGACGAAGGAGATGAGGGATCTCTTCGAGACCTCGATCTACAGCTGGAAGCACGCGAATGGAGAGCTGTTCTTCCCTGGACGCCTGACTCGGCAATTCATCGAGCAACAGAAGGCGTTGATGCCCCCGCGCCAGTTCGCCTGCTACTACGAGAACAAGCCGACAACTGAGGACCAGCATCTATTCAAGCCGTCCTACTTCCGAGTGATCGAGGATCGAGACATTCCGCAGCACGTGTGGACCTACATCCTTACGGACTGGGCCTTCATCGCGGAGGAGAAGAAGAAGGGCAAGGCCGACCGCACGGCATTCTGGGTGGTCAGCCTGGACTGTAACCGGGTGGCCTACGTGCGAGACTTCTACGTGGGTCGTTGGAAGCCATCAGACAGCGTTCGGATCGCGTGCGACCTGTGGAACAGGTATCAGCACTTGAACGCCAGAGCGATGGCGGTCGAAGAGACGACGCACAAGGAGCTCTTGCTCTCCTTGTTCGAGGAGGTTCGTCGAGAGACCTTCATCCGTCCTCGGTTCGTGACTATCAGTGGACGGAACCAGGAGGTGAAGGAGATGAGGATCGAGGCGAGCGAGCCACGATTCCGCCGAGGCGACGTCTACTTCGCCCGATCTCTCCGACAGCAACCACGCAAGTGGCGGCCGATGTTCAGGGAGATGACCGAGTGGCCCTACTCGGAGCACGACGACATTCCTGATGCCTTCAGCGACATCGACAAGCAGGACAAGGAAGGTAAGTACTACCTTCCGACGCCACCGCCTGGGTGGCGTTCCTCAGCCAACGTGATCCATCAGCCCTCCATGGTTGACGGCAGGCTCAACCCGGACGCGGGCTACGACGCTCGAGAGAACATCAGAAGAGACCAGCGACACGGAGACGACCTATGGCTCAGCAGATCGGAGCAAGCCAGTTCACCCAGCGGAACACGAAACCCAGGAAGCGACAGTTTCTGGCAGAGGCCACCACAGCAGCAGAGGCCTCCCGAGAGATTTTGATCGCCAAATACGGTGATGCGCCATGGATCTTTCAGGTCGTCGATGCGGTCAAGCATGCCGTTCAGAATGGCATAGAGCAGTTGAGCGGGACGTCCTTGAAGGCGAACTCGCAGCCTGGCGATCGGTACCGGTTCGAAGCCAGGACCAAGGAGGAGCTCCTAGCGAGTCAGGGGCAGGCCGCTCCAGTGGAGATACCCCCTGGCGTTGAGGCTGACATCGCGCCACCATCACAACATGGCAACAGAACCGACGGGCGACAAGACGATGGTTCCTTGTCGTGGGTGCTCTAAGGACGTGATCGTTCCTTCAGGTCCAGTGAAGGCTGCGATGAGTCAGGGCAAGAACTACATCACATTCTGCAGCTCGAAATGCCAGTGCCGCTCGATCGCGATCGAAGGGGCAAGACAGCAGGAGGCTCTCCGTGCTAGACGTCATCATTCCCATTCCCATCAGTAACCTGGAGCTGGTTCCGGACAGCCTGCATTCCTTCCAGGATTGCACAGACATCCCCTACAGGCTGCTAGGCATCGTTGATGGAGGCATCAGAGAAGACCTCTACGACGTCGAGAGAGTGTTTCATGGCTGTGAGTGCGACTGGAAGCTCTTGCACAACGAGGAGCCCAAGCAGCTCAACGGCACGATCAGAGAGGCCTTGGAGGAGTGCAGCTTCAACATCATCGTGATGATGGGCCCGGAAGTGCGCTTGATGGATCGTCAGTGGTTCGCCAAGGTCAAGGCCATCCTTGACCGCGACCCAGCGGTAGGCGTCATAGACACGTGGCCAGACACCAAGAGCACCACGCTGCCTCCGGTCCGGCGTTCGAGGCGCAGCTTGTGTCCTCCCGGAAGCAGGTTCGCCGTGCTGCGTCGCGGGTTCGCGATGATGCGACTGCCTTACGGGGAGGTGGACCCAGTGGCTCACTGGTCGTCCATGGGCATGTCAGGAGGCTGGTCGTCTTGGACGGCCCCTGGGATCAGGTACATCGAGGCCGAGCACGAGGAGCATGAACTGTGGCGCGCACCATTGGACGGAAAGGAAAGATCCGAGTCGCAATCGCTGATGACACCGGACTGATCTACAGCGACGACTACAGGCACGGCTGGAAGGCTGGCTTCGAGGCCATTGGATGTGAGGTCCGGGCTTTCGATATCAGCTTTCTGAGGAAGATCAGCTCAGGTCGAGCTACTCCATACCGCAGTACGATCATGCCAGGCATGGCGAAGGGCATCGCTCAGAACCTGGCGAACATGAAACCGGATCTGGTGTGGTGCCATCACGGTCGAGCTGCGAGCATTGTAGTGTTCCGGGCCGGGCTGCACCGAGAAGGAATCAAGACAGCCGTCTACTTGTGTGACGAGCCGTACGAGACAGGGGAGACGGCTCGCTACAGCCCAGCCTTCAAGTACGTCTTCACGATGGATCCTTGCACCATCGACGCGCATCGTCTCTCGAGGAGCAGTCGCAAGGATGTGTTCTACCTCCCTCCGGGGGTGGACATGAATCACTTCGAGTGCAAGGACTACAGCAAGCGAGACGTGCCGGTCTTCTTCTTGGGGAACGCGACCTTGGACCCCAGGCCTGGATGGCTCAAGCCGGTCGAGCGGTTGGTCGATGGGGCAGACATCAGGTTCTTCAAGACGGTAGGCAAGGGCCACGCCAAGTGGGTTGACGTCAAGCAGCATCCGCAGCTCTACGCTGGATGTCAGGTAGGTCTCAACGTCCACCGAAATCCCGCGATCACGAAGGAGTGCTTCAAGAAGCGGGTGATTGGCCGTGGGGCTCACATGAAGGTGCCTGACGGCCTGCAGCTGTGTCGGCAGCTGCCTCGCCGACCTGGGACAGGGTTCTGGAACGATGCGAACCTTCCGGCTTCACACGTGAATCCTCGGTTCCTGGAGATGGCTGCGTGTGGAACCCTGGTTGTTAGCGACAACCATCGGGCGGAGCTGAGGAGGATGTTCCCGATGGCGCCGCAGGCGTCGGATCCAGATCACTTCCTCGAGCTCGTCCTCTACTACCTCAAGCACCAAGACGAAGCCGAGAGGATCGGCCAAGCATGCTCCTTCCTGATTTCCAAGCGGCACAGCTATGCGCACCGCGCGGCCGAAGTTCTGATCCGGGTTGGCTTGACGGCATCGGACGGGGCCAATGTGCCTTCCTCCTTGGGGGAGCCGCAGGACTGGCTGACTCCTCAGGACTCCGAGCTGCTGACGGGCAGATCGTCATCGGAAGCAACTGGACCCTTCGAGCGTTGGTCCCCACGATTTGGCATGTCGTCGACCTCAACGTCTGGAAATCCGAGCGAGAGCGACTCGCTGGATGCCCCGACTCCGTGGTTGTCGTAGGCAGCAGGCACATGTTTGGCGGCGGCCCGTATTCCGTGGCGGGCAGCGCTCAGCTCAAGATGGTGGGCCAGAGGAAGTGGCCGATCGCGGAGATCACGGTCCAGCAGCCCAAGGCCATCACCAGGAACCAGAAGGGGGTC